AATAAAAATTAATCACGAGGTTAAACAGTGGCACTGGTACGATCAACTATTATTTGACTTATATCGAACTTCAGGAATGAGTACACGACAAATAGAAGGTGTAACGGGAATAAGTTTTAAAAGCGTATGGAAAACAATTAAGACTTGCAAAGAACGATTGAAAGAAAATGTAAGTGAAGATTACGAAGATTTTAAGAACCAAGATTACGAATTAATTAAATAAATATGGCACGAAAAAGACGAACAAAAGCTGAAATATTAGCAGCACAAAGCGAAGGATTAGGGGACACGGTAGAGAAAGTATTAGAAGTTACTGGAGTAGCAAAATTAGCAAAATGGGTTTTAGGTGAAGACTGCGGTTGTGATGAAAGAAAAGCAAAGTTAAATTCTTTGTTTCCTTATCGTAAACCTGAATGTCTACTAAAACACGAACACGAATTTTTATCTGAATGGTTTACTGAAAAGCGTTACACAATGAAACCAACTGAACAAAAAAGAATGTTAGAAATTTACAATAGAGTATTTAAAGTAAATATGCAACCTACTTCATGCGGTAGTTGTCTACGTGATGTGATGAATAAACTTGAAATTCTATACAACAGTTATAAAGAAGAAGATGCAAATAGTTAATATTAGCGAGGTTAAACCAAACCCGAAGAACCCAAGAGTAAATTAGGTATATTGGGGGAAAGTATGTATATTTGTATTATGGAAAAACAAATTAAAGGATTTAGCAAATATACGTTTACTGATTGCGGTAAAATATTCGCACTGGATAAAAAAGGCAAACGAGAAATTAAAGGTGCAAAAGATAAAAATGGTTATTTAAAAATAACTTTAGTAAGTGATGACAAAAAGAATTTATATTTTAGAAAACATCGATTAATTGCTGAGGCATTTTTAGGTAAAAGCGATATGCAGGTTAACCATAAAGACGGAAACATCTTAAACAATGAATTAAATAATTTAGAATATGTTACTGCAATGGAAAATCAATCGCATAGAAGAAAAATGGAAGGTCGTGATGTTGGAGTATGTTGGGCAAAAAAAGAAAACAAATGGAGGGCTTATTTGCAACACAACAAAAAGTGGTATCATTTAGGATTTTATGAAGAAAAACACGAAGCAAAACAAGCATACAATAGAAAATTAAGTGAATTAAATATTACAAATAAATACGCATGATAATAGAAAAGAAAAAATTATCCGAATTAAAACCAGCACCCTACAATCCAAGACAAAGTACAGCAAAACAAGAAAAGCATTTAAAAGCAAGTCTTGAAAAGTTTGGAGTAGTTGAACCAATTATTTACAATAAGCAAACAGGATATATTGTAGGAGGTCATTTTAGAGTACGTGAGTTAACAAAACTCGGATACAAAGAAGTTGAATGCGTAATAGTAGATTTAAACGAAGAAGATGAACGCGAATTGAATATTCGATTAAACGCAAACACTGGCGAGTGGGATTGGGATAGTTTAGCGAATGAATGGGATGCTGAAAAGTTAGACGATTGGGGATTAGATTTGCCTGTTGATTTAAGCGTTCAAGAAGAATTTGAAGCTGAAGAAGATGATTTTGATGTTCCTGAAGGTGGAATTGAAACGGATATTGTATTAGGGGATTTATTTGAAATAGGTGAACATCGTTTACTTTGTGGGGATAGTACTCAAACGGATACATTTGAAAAGTTAATGCAAGGAGAGTTAGCTGATATGGTTGTGACAGATCCGCCTTACAATGTAGCGTATGAAGGTAAAACAAAAGATGCTTTAACTATTGAAAACGATTCAATGGGTAATGATGACTTTTATAAATTTCTTTATGATTTTTACACAGCACTTTCAACAGCAGTAAAAAAAGGTGGTGCAATATATGTTTGGCACGCTTCTTCTGAAGTAATTAATTTTGGTAAAGCAATGGTTGATGCTGGCTGGTTGTTAAAACAACAACTTATATGGGTTAAAAATACAATGGTAATGGGAAGACAAGATTACCAATGGAAACACGAACCTTGCTTATATGGATGGTTAAAAGGAGATAGTCACAAATGGTATTCTGATAGAAAACAAACAACAGTTATTGAATGGGATAAACCAATGCGTAATGGAGAACATCCGACAATGAAGCCAATAGGTTTATTTTCTTATCAAATAGAAAACTCTTCTAAAATAGGAGATATTGTAATAGATGCTTTTGGAGGCAGTGGAACTACTATGGTGGCTTGTGAACAAATAAAACGCAAAGCAAGAATTATTGAATACGACCCTAAATACTGCCAAGTAATTATTGACCGAATGAAAAAACTCGACCCGAGTTTAGTTATTAAGAAGAACGGAGTTGAAATTAAATAACACCGAAAAAACACCGAAATGGCAAAAGAAGATAATTTAAAACCAGCTTGGGACAAAGGCGAAAGCGGCAACCCTAACGGAAGACCAAAAGGTGCAAAGAATAGAAGCACAATAGCAAAGTACTGGCTGGAGGTAAATCAAAAGCTAAAAAACCCTTTAACGGGTGCTGAAGAAACAATGAGTCAAGAAGATTTAATGACTTTGGCACTTATTAAAAAAGCACGTGAAGGAGATGTTTCAGCATATAAGGCTTTAATGGATAGTGGTTACGGTGCGCCATTACAACAAATTGAACAAACGATTTTAGAACAACCAATATTTCCTGATGTTTCTGCGGACGACTTCGACGAATAAAATACTTAAACTTAAAAAGCGAGTTCGTATTATTCAGGGTGGCACAAGTGCTGCCAAGACGTACGGTATATTATCCGTTTTAATAGCGCGTGCTTCTGCAATACACGGACTTGAAGTTAGCGTAGTTGCTGAAAGTATTCCGCATTTACGTAGGGGTGCTTTAAAAGACTTTATTAAGCTCATGAAGTGGATGAATAAATGGCACGAAAACCAATTTAACAAATCGTTATTAACCTATCAATTTTTAAACGGAAGCAACTTTGAATTTTTTAGCGCTGATGACAGTTCTAAATTAAGGGGTGCAAGGCGTGATGTTCTATATATAAACGAATGTAATAACGTAACCTTTGAAAGTTATAACGAGTTAGCAATACGTACAAAGAAAGCTATCTATTTAGACTTCAACCCGGCAAATGAGTTTTGGGTACATACGGAACTAAAAGACGAAGCTGATTCCGATTTCTTAATTCTCACGTATAAGGACAACGAAGCACTCGATAATAGTATTGTTCAACAAATAGAAAAGAATCGTTTAAAAGCGGAAACAAGCGCATATTGGAGTAACTGGTGGCGTGTGTATGGATTAGGCGAAATAGGAATGCTTGAGGGCGTTATATTTAGTAACTGGAAAACAATCGACACACTACCGAAAGACGCTAAATTAATAGGTATTGGATTAGACTTTGGATACACAAACGATCCAACTGCAATAATAGAAATATACAATTACAACGGTACACGAATATTAAACGAACTGAAGTATCAAACTGGTATGTTAAATTCAGATATTGCAAAAGAACTACCAAAACACGTACCCGTATATGCTGATTCAAGCGAGCCTAAAAGTATTGAAGAAATAAAACGCTACGGAATAACAATTAAAGGCGTTACAAAGGGCAAGGATTCAATTAACTACGGAATAGATGTAATGCAACGCCAAGAATATTTAGTTACGTCTAACAGCGTTAATTTGATTAAAGAGTTACGTGCTTACTGTTGGGATACTGATAAAGCGGGAACACGTTTAAACAAGCCTATTGACACGAATAATCACGCTATTGATGCGCTACGATACCACGAAATGGAAACTTTAGGAATGAATAGTAACTACGGTAAGTACCATATTTGGTAAATAAATAATAGTTCGCACCCGTTCAAGTATGCAAATAATGTGCAAATACCTTTTTGCTAACGTCAGCAAAATGCTACATACTACAAAAACACGAATAAAAAGTTAATTAATAAGATGAAAACAGAAATTGTAATACCTACTTCATTAAGTGAAATACCTTTAAAGAGCTATCAGGAATTTATGAAGGTAGTTGAAAAATCAAATGACGAAGAATTTATAGGTCAAAAGACTATCGAAATATTCTGTGGTTTAAAAATGAAAGACGTAGTTAAAGTAAAATGGAGCGACGTTAAAAGTTTGACCCTACATTTAAACGAAATATTCAAAGCGAAGCCTAAATTTCAAGCTACATTTAAAATAGAAAATACTGAATTTGGTTTTATACCTAATCTGGAGGATATGACTTTCGGAGAATATATAGATTTAGAAAGTAATATTTCAAGCGTAGAAACTTTTCACAAAGCGATGGCTGTAATGTACCGACCTATTACAAAGAAAGTAAAAGACCGATACGAAATATTCGAGTACACTGGCACGGATGAATTTAGCGATGTTATGAAGTACGCTTCGCTGGATGTTGTCTTAGGTGCAACGGTTTTTTTTTCGACTTTAGGAAGCGACTTAGTACAACATACGCTTACCTCTTTGGAGAAGGAAATACAGAAGAATCCGAAGATAATGACTTTAGCGAAAGAACGCAATTTAATAAACGATGGGGATGGTACAATTCAATCTATGCGCTTTCTCAAGGAGACGTTACAAAGTTTGATGAAGTTACCCGACTGGGAGTTAGAAAGTGTCTTACCTACCTCACTTATGAAAGACAAAAAAGAGAAATAGAAGAAAGAGAATTAAAAAAAATACAAAGGCATGGCTAATTATTACACTGTTTTAGATACGTTAAAAACAAACTTAGAAAACGATCCATTTGTAAACACGGTTACTCAAGGCGATATTTTTGCGGTCGATTTGGCAAAGCAAACAATATTTCCTTTAGTTCATATTATAGTAAATAACGCAACTTTTGAAAGTAACATAATTCGTTTTAACGTGAGTTTGATGGCAATGGATATTGTGAACAAATCAAAAGACGAAGATACGGATATATTTAACGGAAACGACAACGAAATATATGTATTAAATACTATGCTTTCAGTTCTAAATAGATTGTACGAAGAACTACGAAGGGGTGATTTATTTACTGATGCTTTTCAAGTAGACGGTAACCCAACCTTAGAAGCGTTTGCTGAACGGTTTGAAAACTATTTAGCTGGTTGGACTATGACGTTCGATATTTTAGTTCCTAACGAAATGACTGTTTGTTAATGAGTGAAAGATTAAAAGCCTTAGAAAAGTTTCGTGATTTGGTAGTAGCTGAAGCGAAAGCCAATTTACAAAAGATGGGCAAAGATACCAGCGGCAAATTAAGCAGCTCAATAAAAGGCGACGTTAAAGAAATGCCTAACTCGATTGGTGTTTATTTTGAAATGGAGCCGTATGGTAACTTTCAGGATAAAGGGGTTTCAGGTACTCAAAGAAAATTTGATACACCGTATTCTTATAAATCTAAAATGCCACCACCGAGTGCATTTGACAAATGGA